ATCGTCAAGCAGTTCTTCATGTACACCATAAGCTAAACTGGACATCGCCTTATATTTGGGACTGCCAAACCAAGGGTTCTTCTCAAGCCACTCTGCGGTTTTTGGCTCCAGCGGAGCGGCTTCAGTTTTACTTTGGGGTATTTGTACTTCTTTTTCAGGCGTTTGTAAAGTGGGTTTAAAGTCATTTGCCTGTTTTAGTGAAAAAGTAGCCTCAGTAATCTTTACCTGTGCAGCGGCTAGAGCCTCTCCATCACCAGCGTCATACGCGGCTTTGTACTCAGCTTTTGCCATCTCCAGCGCCCGGGAGGCGGCGTCTTTGGCTGTATCGGCATAGATTTTCTCGCCTTCAGTCAGCCTAGATTTAAGCCGTTTGTTCTCCTCGATAGCCTGTTTGGCTAGGTTTATAGCCTCTTCACGCTCGCGGAAAGCTCGTTCTTTCTCTCTCCTCTCGTCGTGGTAGACCTTCTTAGCTTGCCTAATCTTGGACTTGACTTCATCGTCGTATTTATCAAGTTCATCTTCCTGCTCAAGCTTTTCAACCATTTCTTTCGGTAGAGGGTTGCGATCACGATCTTCCTCTGGGGTGTCGTCCTCAACGTCAATTTGTAAGGGTTTACCCTGATCTTCCCCTTCCATTTCAACTTCAAAATCGTCCTTCTTTTCCATTTCAGCCATTTTGGGGGCTCCTTATTTACGTGAAATACCGCGTGGATCCTCGACTACTCCCTCAACGGAGTCATCGTTGATGATCCTGAACTCTCGACCATGGATCTTTAACCGTGTGCCTGCGTGAGGGCGCACAAGAATAAAATCCCCTTCCTTACACCAAGGTCCTGATGGGAACCTTGCAGCGTCCTTATAGCAATCCGGCCCCATCTTTACGACAAAAAGCACCGTTGTGAGGAGCTCTTCGTGTTGAAGGGTCATGTCAGATTTAATAATTCCGCTTTCGTACTGCTCCTCTATATTAGGAATCCCACACAAAATGCGGTATCCAGAGGGGTCCGGTAACTGCTTGGCTTTGCGTTCGTCTGTATCTGGCAGAGTACTTACTTCACCGTCTTCCGTTGCGATGGCAAGCTCAGTCATCGTTTTGTTCCATCCTTTCTGCTGTTTCTATAAGAATATTATTTGCGATTAGTAATCCGCGATAGATTCCGCAGCCATATTGGTAGGCCCCGAAATCCTTAGCGTTACCTAGGACGGTGTCCTGCTCTATTACCTTCATTTCCTCTCGTATCTTGTCTGAAAGATACTTGAGAATGTCATTACTCATTTACTCTCCTTTTTAGGTTGTTGGGATCCTTTTGAGGCTTGGGCAACTTGTAGGCCAAGTCTTACGCCTTCTAACTCCATGTTGGCTTCCCGGTCAGTTCTGTCCTGACCAGCTTTTAAGCCAAGTTTTGTGCCTTCTATTTCAGCCTGCACCTCAATGCGTTTCTCCTCCAACTCCAACTGATCCGCCTTTGCGGTGGCGTCTAAGAGGTCTTTTCTCATCTTGCGCTGCAGTTCGCCTTCTTTGACAGCCAACTCGCGCATCTGAATCTGGGTAAGCGGATTCTCTGCCTCGGCTTGGGCCTGCTGTTGAGCCATTTCTGCCTGATCCTTCTGTAGGAGTTTGGCTGCGCCCCTAGCTGCCAAGCGAGAGATAGCCAACTCGTACTCTTCCGGCAAATCTTGGTTTGGTGGGGGTAGTTCTGTACCTATTTGCTCCTCCATCTCCTTGCGGTACTGGAACGCCACATGCTCTTGTATGTGAGCCATTGCCGCTGCCTGAATCTGAGCAGCCATCGGGTTCTGACCAATCAACTGTGCCATCTTCGGGTCCTGCATAGCCATCATATGGACAGCGATATGTGCCTCGTGGTCTTGATAGATAAACGCCTTGACCGGCTTGCCATTGAGGACAGCCATGTTCTCGGATATCGGATCACGCGGTTTCTGGTCTTCCGGCATCGGGATTAGTTTCTCGGCGTTCTTAATACCCAGCACCTCTAGCATCTGCCTGTGGAGCATCGGGAGATCATAGATCTGGGGAGACTGCTGAGCCAACTGCATAACGGCTTGATACTGAACCACCTTTTGCGACATCGTGGCAGCGTTGGGGTCTGACACGGGAATCACATCCACTTGGTCATAGTCCGACTGCTTTACGCTTCTGGTGCCCTCTACCGGTTCATATGAGTAGTCCTCGGGGGTATAGTCACGAATAATAATTTTGAGGAGCCTGAACTCCTGCTTCATGCTGTAGTGAATCCGTGCTTGCACTGCCGACATCACTTTGAGCATTCGCTCTAATATAGCCAGCGTTGTACCTACCGGTGACTGAGACGACATATCACTAACCTTAAGGTCAGCAATCGCTGCAAACCGGCGACCATCATCAATGATCTGATTTAACAGCCCAGATAAAACTTGGCTTGGCTCCTTATATGGGAGCGTCATGATGTTGTCTTTAATAGTACCGCTCGGTACGTCTACGTCTCTAAACTCTGCTGGAGAGATTGGCGTGTCATCACCTTTGACTCGGAGTCCTCGGGTTTTAAAACCTCCCGGTAGGTTAGACAAAGTACCAGCATCAACAAGTTGTCGAAGAATCGAAGTACCAGACTTAGCAAAAGAACCAATGAGGTGAATAAGACCAAAATGATAAAACCCAAATGCTGGTATGTATCCATAGTGTACGAAGTGCTGGCGTTTAGTCCTTAGATCATCATCGGGGTTCCAATTGCGACGGATTGCTAGAATCTCTTGCGTATCTTTATCAATCGTTATCACATACGGTAGAGCTATCTCAGTAGGTTCTCCATCTTCATCTACGTCTGCATACTTATCATCTTCAATTACTAAATCTGCGTGTATCTCAAGGATCTTGTATCTATCATCGCTGGTGGCTTGAAAGCCCATTTTTTCAGCAATTTTCTTTTCTACTTCATCTAGTGAACTCTGTGGTTCTGGTAACTCAATATCTTTGTAAAACCCAGCAACCATGAGCTTCTTCAGCTCATTTTTAGTTTTACGCATTACGTGTGTTACACGTTCTGCTGTCTCTAAACTAGAGGCGCCGTAGGGCACAATAATATCTTCGGCGGGGACAAATATAGATACCTGCCGCTCTAGCGATGGGTCATAGTAGACTTTCTTAAACGCATTACCTGCTAAGCCCAAACCCCACAACATTCTCTCGTGCTCTGGGCGATACTCAACCATACGCTCAGTTAGTTGATAGTTCATATCATCGCGCACGCGAACGGACGCTTCTTTTTTCTCTGGAGTCTCTTTACCGATGATCTGAGTTTTCACCGGTCCCATTGCAGGGAATGTCTCCATAATTGTTTCGGACTGAAACTTCACCAGCGCCTCAGATAGTAGTGGGTGAACAATCCCACATGCCCCGGGCCACGGCTCTGTCCTATCTTCAATCTTCATACCTAGAAGCTCTAAGCCATCTACGTATGTCTGCATCCAATCTTTACGAGAGTCAATATCAGACTGAACATCACCTAATATATCTCCTGCTAGTTCAGTTAATGCGCCTTCATCCATCTTTTCGGCAAGGTTCTCATTAAAATCATCTGCGTCCTCACCTTTCTCAAACTCCACTAACGGCATGCCATCGACACCGATGCGGACAGCCTCTGGATCTTCAATCTCAATTTCTATTTCAGGACCTTCCTGAACCATCATCCCTTCGTCCAGTCCCATAGGAGCTTGGTTAAGTGCTTTATCAATAGCCATGTTCTATCCTTAGTAGTAGACGTTCTGCTTACGTCTATAATATATTTCGTCATCAGGCTCGTCCGTCGGTAGACGCAGGAACCCACCATTTCTAAATCTCAAAAGGGCCTGAGTTGTTGAGTCCACCAAGTCATCGTTTGCCCCCGATGGAAAGTCGTTGCACTCCTCAATAACATCTTTTGCCCACCGCCTGTCAGGTGCCCAGACTATCCCAGACGAAAACAAATCGGACACAGCGTTGACCCTTGCAATCTTATCCTGCCCCTTGCCCGGCGTAAATTCTGAAACCGGCACGCCCATGCGCCGCAACTCCTGATAAAGCGCTGACCCGTTGGACTTCTTCTCCACTATAAACGCATCTGGCTCCCACTCTTTGTACTCCTCAAGCACCATGGCCTTTAGTTCAGGGAACTCCATGCGCTTTTTTACAGAATTGAGCAATATGATGTTATAGACGCTTGTTTCTTCGTTCTGGAAGACACCCCACGTAGTCAAGGCGTTGTAGTCCGCCCGGTTGTTGGCTTCTTGGGCCGCGTCAAGGCTCATAATCACGAACTCGCACTCTGGTGGGCTCTCTTTATCCCAGATCTGCCACCACTCCCTCTTAATTAGTGCTCCTTCTTCAGCCGTCGGGTCCTGCATATACTGAGCCTGCCAGTACCGGGGGTCCATTCCAACCTTTTTGGCCTCCAACTCCTCTACAGGCCAGAACTCAGGCCAAAGTGCCTTCCCACTAGGTAGGATGGCTGGAAACTCCACCACCTCCCATTGGTCTGCGTCCTCGTTTTTGATCATGTGGTTCACAATCTGTGCGGTCAAGTCAAGCTTTGACCACCGTGTCATCACCACAATTATGGCGCCACCCGGCATTAGACGCTGGATCGGTCCTGACTGGAACCACTCCCATGCTGGTAAGAACACCTCGGGTCGCATCTGCTTAGCTTCCTGCTCTGAGTGTGGATCATCGATAATAAACAGATCGGCACCACGACCAGCCAGAGCGCCACCGACACCAATAGCAAAATACTCGCCTTTAAAATTTGTTCCCCAACGTGACGCCGACTTAGAGTCTTGCTGGAGCTCAATCTGAGGAAAGATGTCTTTATATTTTTCATCTGCCACCAAGTTACGCACCCTACGACCAAAGTCAACCGCCAGATCTGCCGTATGGGAGGCCATAATGACCTTCTTATGAGGGTATTTACCTAGAAACCACGCGGGTGCGAGGTAGGAAATTAGTTCAGATTTACCATGACGGGGGGCAATATTGACAATAACCCGCTTTTTCTTGCCTGCGGCTATTTCTTCAAAGATATTAGCCAGTCTACGGTGGTGCGGGCCTACTTTATAGCCCGGATATACGTGATCTGCGAAGGATAAAAGGTCCGTTTGACCTATTTTCTTGACTTGTTCTGCCTCATAACGGCTAATTTCGTCTAGAGCCTCCAACTTTTCGTTGTGGCTAAGCAGACTAATATGGGTTTTTAAGAACTTAAGCCGCTCGGGAGTCAGCATCTATTACCTCTACGTCAATCACATCCCGTTTTTTGCCCTTTTCAGCCAATCTTTCGAGTCTTTCTAGCTTCTCAAGTATAGATTTCTCGACTTCTTCGCTTGTTTTGTGAGCAACAGTGACTTCTGTGCGCTTTTTGAACGCATCGACACCGTCGATCTCTCCCAGCGCCTTCAAGGCGGGGATGGCAAATTTAGGATTTGAGTCGGTTGACTTCTCTATCAACCGGTTTACGACGTAGAGTTTAAGGTCTGCGAGATCTCGCACTACCATCTGGTCATATTGGGCGACCATTCCAGCCAAATAGGCCAGTATTTCATTTCTATAATTAGCGAAATCTACTTTTTCGCCGTCTGTCAACATCTTTTTGGCAAGTTCTCTTGCCGTGTCTTTATCTTTCTCGTCAGGCTCAATAGGCTTGCCCTGCAGATCAGATAAGAGTTTGATAGTCCTTGCGTAGACCTCTAACTCTTCTTGCTGCGTCATCTGAGGCATTGCCTCAGTCGCGTCTTTTGGTAACGCGATATCTTTATCGACATCAAGAATATATGTAGACATGCGCGGGTTATACCA